TTCTACCCAAGAAATCATATCATCTTTTCTATCTTCTTGTACTGGAACTTCACTATTTTCTTTAATCATAATGTTGTTACTACTTGAACCCATAACACCACCTAAATAAAGCATACGATCTAATTCTGTTTCATCAGATTCTACATCTTCATGCACTTCTTCAACTGCATCTTCAACTGCATCTTCAACAGTTGCATCTTCAACTTTTTCGTCTTTGCTTTCATCCATTTTATCTTTAATTTCTTGTTTGATCTCATCATACTGATCTGCCATGCCAGGATATTTTTTTGCAAATTCTGCTTTAGTCATGCCCTCTTCGACATCCTGCATCATGTCTTTTACAGCACTTTCTTGAACAGTTTTTTTAGCAACTACACTATGAGTTTTACCTGCAGCAACAATACCTGCTTGTATATCTTCGTTATCGTAATTCTCTGCTATTTCAGACAGTTTTTTCATTACATCAATCATATGCATTTTATTTTCCTTCTTTTGCAAATTCGTATTTACGAGTCTCGATAGTTTTTAACATGTTCTCGTTATATTTGTCGCCGTAAAGTGAATCAACTTTAATTTCTTTTTGGTCTTTATATTCTGCATCATCTAATTTTGCAGTATATACTTCACCTTCTTGTTCTAAAGATTCTTCTCTAGCGATTTCTTCAGGATGATCTTTATTAATTACAACTATCTCATTTGGTGCTATGCCAACTGCATGTTTAAGATATTCATATAACACATGTGCAGTAACTGGATAGTTAACCTCCGCATCCATTATATAAACCTCTGCATTAGTTAATGTTTGAAAGTCCATTGGATGTTCTTGGATAGGAGTTTTCTTAGGCTTACTAAGACTCTTTAAATCAAATTTTCCAAGTGCATCTTCTAGCATATCCATAACTTCGTCTTCAATCATATTTGCTATTTTGATTCTAAAGTTATAAGTTGTGTCACTTTCTGTTAGATAATGTTTGAAAGTTTTCATAGTTGTCATCCTTTATTATAGTGTATTTATACATTTTTGCCTAGAATTTCGTTAAGAAGAGTATTACGATCTACTACCATTCCTTGTCCATCTGCAGGAGTATCAGGGGCATTTTGTTTATTTTTAAGATCTAATGTTGCTTTTTTGATTTGCAAATCTACCATTTTAAGTTTTTTATTAACTTTATTAGTTTTAGCAGTCAGTGCAGTATCTAACATTCTACTTGCGTTATTAAATATCTCTCCTGCAAACCTAGCCTCTACATTCATTCCTAAGTCCATTAAGTCTTGAAAGGTTTGTCTAGCAGTTTCAGCAATGTCATCTAGTTCAGCATCTGTAGTTTCTAAATCTCTTACAGTTGGTAATGCGGCATCAATCTTACTAACACTATCTAATGTAGTGTTAAGTTGAGTTATCGTAAGTGCTTCTTTTGGTTGTTCATCTACTGAATTATCTTCGTCTTCTAAGTCAAACAATTCTTCTAATTTCTTTGTCATTTGTCTCTCTTAAACAATCTCTACAAATACAATCATTATATTCATAGTTGATTTTACCCTTAGGTTCTTTATGACACCAGCAAACATGCCATCCTGATGTATCAGGGTTACAAGTAAATTCTTTATCACACAATTCACATGTTTTATACATTATTACTTATGCTAATTAAAATAGCGAATAATCGTTCAAATGTTCTAACAGTTGTTCTTTACTATTATGCATCATTAAATGTATAATAGATAATTCTTTTCCTTTTTCAACTGATGGTTGCAAAAAGTTTAGTTTTACTTCTTTTTTTGCAAAGTAATCTTTATCATATAACTTATGAGTAAACCCACCTGGTCCGTTAATATAATAATTACTATCTAACATTTTTGTTATTTTTATTAATCTATCACTTGCTGGCTTTATTCCTTGCGTCTCTGGACTTAATGTAGAAGATTTATAAAAGTCTTTTTTAATATCTAAAAAATCAAAAAATTGTGTAATACTGTAAATTGCAAAATCACTAATGTATTGTGAGTGAAAATCAAAAACAGTTGTTACATAGTCCATGCCTTGTGTAAGAAATTTACTTTTTTTATATGTATGTTCTAGTTTTTTGTAAAAGTTTTTTTTAAATTTTTCTATATCTAACACTATCGTATCTTTTATTAGTGTGTTCTGACTTTTATTTTTTATAGGTATAATAAAATTATAAATTTTATCATTAATAATTATTGTGTTTTTATGTATAAATGCTTTGTTGTTAAAATTTACGTCGTCAAAAAACACAAACTTATCTGCGGCTTGAATTAAGTTTAATTGTCCTATATATGGAAAGATATAAGGTTGCATGATTGCAACTCTAGTTTCATTTAACATATAATTACTTATCTATGTTTCTTACCTTGGTGAAATATATCTGATTCGGTAACAATTCTAAAATTTAGTCCTTGTCGTTGACACCATTTAGACGCCGCTTCCCATTTAGCATGGTTAATTGCTATTGCTAATCTATCTCTTTGGCTAGTTTTTTCTGTAAGTCTTGTTTGTCCACTTGGCTTTATTTCAATAAGTTCAGCACGTTTTTTGCCAGTTTTATTCTGATAAACAATAAGAAAATCAGGAACATATATAGTTTGTTTTCCTGTTAATGGATTTCTGTAAGGTATCTTAACTGATTCACTTGCCCATTGTATTACACTTGGATGATTGTCACAGAAACGCATAAAAGCATGTTCCCAACTACTTCTATAAGTTGGTTTTTTAAGTCCAGCATACTTGTTAGTATTTGCTATTTCGTATAAACCTTTTGCCCACTTGTTAGCCATAATTAGGCTTTAACTTGTTGTGATACTCTAGCCGGTACTTGTTTAACGTTTACATAACCTAACAGACTGGAACCTGATCTACTACTATTTAAAAGTAAAGGTACACTAAGCCTAGGATCAGTACTTTCGAATTTACTAATAACTTCATGAGCATAGAGATTTAACTCATTTATTGAGTCTAGTATACCAGCAATAAGTGCTGCTGCTGCTTGTTCATTAGGCGTTCGACGGATACAAAACGACTTAACAAGTTCATAGTCGTTGTCTGTAAACTTTCCTTTGGGACTGAACTGTGTGGAAAAAAATTCGTTGACTCTGACATCTACATTATCGTTAATATTTGTTATAGGTAAAGCAGTGTTTTGTGTTGTCATTTGCAGTATTCCTCCCAATATTTTAATCTATCGTTATACGGAGTTCTTTCTTTATCGTGTTTCTTTAATATTTCTATATAATGTTTATAGTCGATTATCATGTGTAACTAATTCCAGTGCTAGAAGATTCTGTTTCTACAGAAGTAGTTGACCCTACACTAGTTGTGTTACTAGTTGTTATGGTTGCTGGTACAGAATTAGTTCCTCCATACTCTAAAGATTGTCGACGAGTTAGATCAGATATTTCTTTTTTAAGAGATGAGTTACTAGGATCGTTATTAAGTAGTTGAGTTAAATTTGTTATTCTATTCTGTATCTCTATTTTTTTATTGTTTCGTGTGTTAGTACTATTAGTCAAGTCTTTTTCGTCAAAGTCACTTAATTTTCTGATACTGCCAGCACTACGAGTTGTGTTAGGTACAGATTTTCCATTACCCATACTGAACGGATCAGAAAAAAATGAACCTGCTACATTAAACGCAGTATTAAATATATTACTTTTGTTACTTGTTACCACTCCCTGCGGTGCACTATTATTAAATGAAGAAGTCCTGTCAACTGGTGTGCCTATACCACTTAGTGATTCTCCTGTTTGTACACGATTATTTCCAACTAACGCAGTAGGAAGTATTACATCGGTTAACGGATTTTTACCTCGTAATATACTGCCAACCGCTCTTTCTAAGTCTTTTTCAAATACTCTGCCTAAGTCTGCATCTTTCGAATTATTAAATATAACCGCACCTTTAATTACTGCACCCAAAAAATTACCGTCGAATAAATCTTGAGTGACAGTATTAAGTGCATCAACAAGACCTCCTTGATAAAAGATACTATCAGTAACTCCGCCCCCAAATACACCTAATGGACTTGGACTATTATCGTAGTGAATATCAGTAAATCCTTTAGGATTTATGTTGTTTACAAATCCTGTTGCATACTTCACTGTTTCGTATTGGATGTTCATAGTATGTTGCATTAAACTACTGTTAGCATACGAATGAGTATCGTGCCCAAAAGCATTTATTATAGGATTAATTAATGTATATTCTGCAAATCTTTTTTGTAACATTGAATAGATTCTAATGTCTTTAAAAAATCTTTGATTTCCATCACTAAATCCAAACTCGTTGCCCCTATATCCACTATATCTATCATTAGTAGTATATGCTCCGTTGCCTAGGGCATATTTACTATCGTTATAAAAGAAATTTGCGTAAGTATGCAATACACTTCTAATAAGATCTCTTTGATCATCATGGAATACAACATTAACAGGGTTATAATTTAATTTATGCTGACTATGCACTTGTCTGTTATACTGGTTGTGTGTTTGTACATCGATATTAAAACTAGGTAAATCAACACTTTTAACTAACATGTTCATTTCTAACTTGTCTATACTATCAAATAATCTTGCAGCCTGAGGCGTGAGATTAAATACAACATGAAAAAGGTTACTGTATCGTGGTTGCAACTCGTAATTGTTATCTATAAACAACCGAGATGCATGTTGGAAGTCTTTTATCTGGTCGCCTTGAGATAAGGCATTTAGTAATGAGTTAACACTAGTCATGGATTACCTCCTTAACCGGTTACAGTTTGACCTATTGCTCTCGCAACTGTTGCTCCAACACCGTCACCAATTGGACTCTGAATTGCATTATCATATCTAATACTTGCAGTAATTGTTACTGCTTCATTTGATGCATAGTTTAAGTCGTTATAGTTTACGTTGGTTAAGAAACAACCATATAATTCCCATGTTTCAAGAACATTAGCAACACTGGCTCCATTGCCACCGTCTAAAATTTCAAACCTTGTTACAAATTTATAGTCGATGCCTGAAGTTGCACTAGCCTGTTCCATGAAGTCAAATTGTTTCTGAACTTGCTCGCCTAACAATCTGCTAACTGATCCGTTAACGTCGTCTCTAAAGTTAACTGATATTGGATCCCAACTATGTTTTCCTGCAACATATGCTCTACTATTGTAGATTGGAATTTCAATTTCTTCAAATGTTAAGTTTGGTCTTGTTATATCCATAACCTGTTTAGTTAGTTCTGTACGTGGAGTAGACACACCTAAGTTCTCAAACAAAGCACGGAAGCGATATTTAAGTTTTGGCATAAGCAAACCTTGCGAGTTTGCTGATTGATCACTGTCTAATGGTACAGTAAATTTTGTTAGTGATGAAACTGACATATTGTCTGCCTCCTTCTCTGTGTTATTTTATAATAATATTTATCAAATATCTTTCGTAAAAAATGGGTGGTATTTGTAGTACCACCCATTAATTTCGTTATTTTAGGTGTCTAAAACAGTTATACTACTGCACTTGCACTAGCAATGTTGCCTGATTCAATTTCACCTGTGTTCTTAAGTCTAATTGGAATAAAAATAAACTCTGCAGACTTAACTGGCTCAATCGCTATATCAACATATAGTTCATTACGATCAATTCTAGTATTAGTATTGTTCGTTTCGTCACAAACTACTAAGAAATCAAATATACCACGTTTTGAAACTAAGTCATTCATGATTTGTTCTACTTGTTGTTTTAGTTCGTCTCTTGTAATCTTGTCGTTTGGCTCGAATACAAATCCTAATGCAGTCGATTGTAATACACCTCTTAAATATCCAACTAGCCTAGAAACATTAATTCTATCTAAACTACTAGTGCTTGCTGCTCTAGTCTTGTTACCATAGTTCAAAATTCCTACGCCATTAAAGAATGTAATCGGATTAACTCTATTTGAGTAAAGTGTATCTCTTAAACTTTCTCTAACATTGTCTGTAACAAACTCACCAGTTGCAGCATTAATATAACCAATTGCAGTTACATTATCAACTAAGCCACGTCTTGTACCTGCTGGAGCAAACCACTGGAATGATTGGTCATCACTTCTACTAATTGTTCTTAGCATCATGTGACTTGCCGGAACAACGATAGTATTTCCACTAAGGTCATTTGTTTGTCCTGCTGGATAAAACACAGCTAAGTACGGATCTGCACTTACTAGTCCATCTTCACTATTATCTGCGGCTACATTAGTATTACTTGCCCAGTTTTGAATAGCAGTACTTGTTCCTTCTAATCTCATACTTGTGTCACCAACCACAAATGCAGTATTGCGTCTGTCGTTGTTTAATGAAACCATGTTACTTATTAACTCTGGATAACCAGGAGATGCAATAATATTAAAGTTTCTACTATCTTCTCTTAATGCTTCACTATTATCAATAGCCGATTTCAATGCTGCTACTACAACCTGTCTAACTGCTTTTCTGCCTAGGAATGGTGAACCATCACTTCTGTTACCACTTACTGTTACCCATGCATCCTTTTCAGTTGGAAGTGTTGGATAAAGTGTAGTATCTGAAAAGTTAGTTCTTGAGAAATAATTACTTCTATACTGTTTTACACTTAGACTACTACGTCTTGTATTAAACAATAAAGTACCTCTAGCAAAAAGTGTAGGATCTGGAACATCTAAGTCTACAACACTAAGACTCTGTAACGCAACTATTGTAGGAATAGTTCCTGTTACTATATCAGTAGTTGTGTCTGACATAAATCTTGCATCTGCAAAAAGTATACCGTTCTCAGTCAATTGGTCTGTGTTATCAATTAATACCCAAACATTTTCACTGGCTGCGTTTACTTGATATCTATAAACTTTAGGATAATTTTCTAAATCACTAGTATCAATCCACAAATCTCCTGTTACCAATGCAGTTAAATCAGTTTGTACAGTTGGTTCAGTTACACTCATAATTGGGCCTAACGGATCTGTGTTTGCTAAGTTAAATCCTCTAGCATCACTGGTTACCGTCTTATAACCTTTCCAAGTACCGCCATTTTGTATCAGTATGTCTGCTTCTGTTCCGCCATGAAACCAATTTCTATTGTTTACTGGATCTGCGTCTGGAACAGTTATACTTGCAGTATAAGTTGGAGCAACCCAGTTACTTAAAATTAAGTCACTGCTATTACCTGCTCTAACTTGTCCAGTTGTAATTGCAACTACAATACCTGCAGTTGTTAATGGAGTACCGCTTGTATTTTTTAATATAATCACTCCACCTAGTGTGTGTTTAATTTTTATAGCACCTGTACTAAGTATTTCTGCACTAACGTTTGCTACATTTGCAGCATTAATATCACTTGCTAGTGTAGTTAATGTAGTGCCACTTAGTGCAACTGTTACAGCACTAGATAATGTTGTACTATTTGCTATACTTGCTTGAATAGTAAATGTATTACCAGCAGTCAAACTTGCAGTTGTAACATTACCAGTAACTTCTAAGTCTCCAATAGCAAACCTTCTAAACAGTTTATAAGTTATTGTATCATTTTCAGACAC